CGATTTTTAATTCTTCTTTAACTGTAGTTACTTCACTTATCATACTTTCTTTAGCTGTAGTAACAACATTAGTTAAGTCATTCTTAGTGTCTGTAACTTCTTTAGTTAGAGTATCTTTAGTAGTATTAACATCACTAATCATGCTGTTTTTAGCGTCTGTAACTTCTGCAACTTTAGAGTCGAAAGTTTCTTTAATGTTATTAAATTCCTCGACCCTTTTACCTTCTGCGATTTTTAATTCTTCTTTAACTGTAGTTACTTCACTTATCATACTTTCTTTAGCTGTAGTAACAACATTAGTTAAGTCATTCTTAGTGTCTGTAACTTCTTTAGTTAGAGTATCTTTAGTAGTATTAACATCACTAATCATGCTGTTTTTAGCGTCTGTAACTTCTGTAACTTTAGAGTCGAAAGTTTCTTTTATACTATTAAATTCTTCGACTCTTTTAATTTCTGCTTCTTTTCTTGCTTCTTCTGTTTCTTTTATTTCTTCTATGCCTTCGACGACTTCTTTTACTTGATTTATTGTAACGCTGATATAATCCCATTTCGGCTCTTCTGTAATACTGTTTTTATCTATACTTTTCTCTATATTAATCTTTAAAGAAAAAGTAGTAACAACTAAATCATCTTTGTAGAAAGTAAACTCTACTATTACATCCCCTGCAAATTCTGTTATGTTATTTTCTATTATAGTTGTTACAATAGAATTTTCTATAGTACAGCTCTGATAAACTATTTTCCCGTCTGGTCTTTGAAAATTTGCTATAGCTGTATATCCTGTCAAATCTTTTTCTATATTATTTTCTAATAAATTAATTTTAAATTCTATCCCATTATCATATTGCTTATATTTTGCAACTTGGTAACTTTTAGTATTAATATCTACTGTATAAATTCTATCTCTCAAATTTATCACCCCTTTACTCAATTAATTTTGGAGTAAATTCTTCTATCACTTTTTCTTTTTTTAATACAAATTTTTCATTTATAATTTTATAATCAAGAGGATTTAAATTATTCGGAATATCCTCAACAACAATTTTATCTAGTATTTGTCTGTAGTCTTCCTCTCTATCTGCAAAGCAGGCATAATCCTGCTCTACCTCTGATTTTATGCAATTATATATTTCTCCAGTTTTCTTGCTATAAAAAATAGTAACCATATTTCTTCTCCTTTTTTATTGAAATTTTAAGCGTAGACATAGTATTGAACAGTAATGAATCCAGTTGAATAAAAATTCATTCCCAGCCAGTATCCTAACGTTTGACTTCCTGACAATGTGTTTGTTATTCCATCAACACTAGCTGAAAGCTGTAATTGTGGATTTGTGCTACTTTGTATTGTATTAACTGAAACGCTAAACCGACTTAAAGAATTTGCCATAGTTGACGCCGAACTAATGGCGCAAGTTGCTTTAAAGTTTTTCCCTGCGAATTTTTTTGGCAAATTAATTACGATTTTAGAAGTGCTTTCAAAATCGAAAAAAGCGTATCCACTTTCTTGTAAATAGTACGACTCTGTGACATCTGAATTAGTATAGAATTTTGTATATAGCCCCGAATCGGTCATTCTTGTAAATCCCTTACCGCTTATAAGCTTAAGCCCTTCATCATCAATGAGGACATAGGGACTTATATTATTGAAAGCAATTTTAAAAGTATTTGGATTAAAATGAACATCTCCAAAACTATCTACTTCCATTGTTTTGACTCCATTATCATTTACGACTACCATTTCTCTAGCATTTATATACATGCCTTTTAACTGTCCAAACCAACCTCTATCTAGCTTCAACTCCCCAATTAACGCATCTGCTATTGCTCCTTTTTCTATCCACATAGTTCCATCGTCAATTTTTGTAGTCTGTGCTTCTACTTGATTAGAAAGCTCTGTAACATTTCCGTGCGAGTTTATAGCTCTTGCCCTAAAATACCAAGTCTGAAAAGGTTCAGCTTGATGAACGTAAGCACTTGCCTGCCCTACAAAAATTCGATTTGTAAAATTAATTGTATCTGGTACAAAGTCTTTAATTTGAGACGCATAAACTTCGTATTTATAGTAAGATTTATTTGTAAATGTCCACGTCAAATTGATAAAAGCGAATAACCCTTCCGCTGTCAAAACTGGAGTATCGGGCAGGGTGTCTGGAAACTCTGAATCATCTACTTTGACATTATCAATAGCTTTTTTTACTGTATCTATTTTATTTTCTATATTATTAAACTTGTTGTTTAAAAAATCTAAATGATTTATTAAATCGCCAACTTCAATACTATAGTATTTTCGATTTATTGGGCTATAGTCTGTTTTAACTACTCTAGCAGTTGCGTTAATGCTTAAATTAAAATCTCGTATTATTACTTCATCACCTAGATTGACTGTTTCTAGCATCTTATAATCTTTATAGTTTACAGTTGTAGACAAATCTACAAAGTTAACTTTATAAAGAACTTTTGGTAAATCAACTTGATTGTATTTAAAATAATCTTTGCATTTTTCTCTTAACTCTTCTTCAACGCTGACCTCGTCAGAGCTAAAATCTATAGCAACAATCTTTTGGGTAGCATATTTATTCATATTAGGACTAACAATGTATTTTTCTGTCAATGTAATCATTTCATCTTCGTAGACCGCATAAGGATATATTTTAGTTACAATATCTTGTGTATCATATTCTGCTTCAAGCCCTGTTATATTTTTTCTATATGCAAGTAGCACATTTTTACTTTCTCCTCTTTGATAATTTAAATAAGCGTCGAAATTATCAAAGAAAAGTTTTGCAGTTGGTTCAAATTTTTGAATTAGAGAATTTTCGCCCTCACAGATTGCGCTGTAAGGGCTTTGCATTTCAATATTAATAGTATTCCTTGCCTTGATATCTGAATGCCCTCTAAATCTATTCTGTTCCTCGCAAGCACGAAAGACTCTTTCTAAAGCTTCTTCACAAGTAATATCGTTCAATTCCAAACTTTCTACGAAATTATTAAGCAAATCATACTTAATGTGTTGCGCTTTTACATTAATATACCCACCTAGATTTTTTGATATATAATAAATTCTGAAAAGTTGATTTTTGAAATCTGGAGATGCGTCAGCTTTTACTAATCTATCAGTTTTTATTTCTTTAAATAAAAAAGAGTCTTCGTAGATAGTGAACTCTAACTCGAAAACTCCGTTCTCTTCCTCTCTGACATGGTCATTTATTACATTCGTAAGAACACCTAATCCCATGTGCTTGAAATTCGTTTCTTTTTCTTCATATAAAACTAATTTTCCTTTTTGAATAATTAATCCCTCCCTCCGTTTTTTAGTATAAAGACTTTATAAAATATTCCACCTAGGATTTATTTTTATGCTCTTTATATTACCCTCCCAACTAATTCGATTTTCCCCTTCTTCAAGTGTTGGAAAATCAGAAAATAGTTTAGAATTTTCATTGACTATTATATTTGCGTTTTTATTTTCTCTGTAAACATTCATAATTTCCGAATCTATTATTAAGTCGCTTAAAATTCCATTCTCTGTTATCTCTCTTAACTCAATGTTTTGAGTATTTATTTTTATATTTATGTCTCCTGTAGCTTCTATATAAAAAATAGGTTTTGACTCTCTATAGAAATTTGTTATAGTAGTACTCTTTAGATTTAATACATTTAAACTTATAATTTCTTCTTCTGCGTATCTAAAAGGGTAGCAGTCGAATGTTAAAAGACATGATGCAAAGTTTTTAAAATTTCTAGTTATATCTAGTTTATTGTTACAGCTTGCTAGATAATAAAAGTCACTATTGCTTAAAAAAAGTTTTTTATATGATATGTCACTCTGTAGCCATTTTTTTATCTCTGTTGCAACTTCTTCTATATTACTTTGTCTTGCATCTATATCGCATTCTATTGTAAGCGTAAAATTTCCAAAACCTTTTTTTAGTAGTAAATCTCCATCCCTGCCTGGTACGCTAACTCTTTCAACTTCCATCTGCGGAGCTGATAAGTCGTTTATATTGTATATTTTTAAACCAAATTCTCTACTGTCTCGACCGTCATAAATGAAAAACATAGCTTTATACCCTCCTCTCATTTATTATTTTTTAGGCATAACTCCGTTTTTTTGTAGTTATATTTTTTACTATAGTCTTTTTAAAAAAGATAAAAGGAAATATAAAAAAGAAAAGGAGCATTTTATAAAACTCCTTTTCTTTTTGCTAGGAACAATATTTCATCAAAAAGATTTTCTATATCTTGTTGTCTATTATTTACAAAGTTTTCTATATTAAGTTTAATACCTGCTTGATTTTCATTAGCTTCATCAGCCTTATTATTACTCATTATAGCTGTTTCTTTTCCAGCTTTAAAATCTGTACTTGCAACTATATTAGCTTGCATTTTAGACGTTTCAAAATTAACTGTAGCTTTTAATTTACCTGTAAGTTCAGATATATTTTTCTCTATTTTTTCTTTCAAGCCTGGTGTTTCTACATCTATTCCAACGCCAACGCCTCTTACAAGGTTTCTACCAATCAAATCACGCATAATTATAGAAGGCGAATGTACTCCAAAGCCGTCTCTAAATCCATCTATAACGTTACCAGCAAAATCAAGGACTTGGTCTTTTAACCAGCCACCCATGCCCGTTATACCTTCCCACAAGCCTCTTACAACATCTTTCCCGATACTCATAATTTTGCTAGGTAAATCTTTCAAAGCATCCTTAACAGCATTTGCCATATTTTTTCCAGCTTCTCCAGCTTGTTTGACTAAGTTAGTCCCCCAGCTTATGACATTTGAAATGATATTGTCTAGCCATTCTCTGAATTTTCCTGGAAGCTGGCTAACAGTATTGTATATATTATTAAAGAAGTTTTTCGCAATTTCAAGAGCTTTATTTATTAAATTAGTTCCCCATTCTGTAACTTTTCTTATTATATCGTCCAATTTTTCTTTTATTTTCCCTGGAAGTTCTGAAAAGAATTTCATTACATTTTCTAAAAATTTACTTGCTATATCTAGTCCTTTTTGTAATAGATTAGAACCCCATTCATTGACTTTGTTAATAATATCTGTGAACTTTTCCCACAGTTTGCCTGGAAGCTCTGAAACTGGAATTAGCACATTATCAACAAATTGATTAAAAATATCTGTTGCCAACTGCTTTAAATTTTCGCCCCAGCCACTTACTGTTTCTACTACTGCATTAAACCATTCTGAAATTTTCTCGGGTAGCTCTGTAAAAAACTGCGTTATATTTTCCCAAATTGTACTAAAAAACTCTGAAACAGAAACCTTGAAATTTTCGCCCCAAGTTTGAATATTTTGTAATATGATACTAAAAAATTCCGAAATTTTTTCCGGAAGGCTTGCGAACCATTCGACAATGCTACTTATTATTTCTGGTAATGTTTCTGTTGCCCAGGCGTACAAATTAGCTCCTAAATCAACGAAAAAACCAGCAATAGACCCGATTATAAAGCCAACGTTGTATGGAATTTGTTTAAACCATTCGACAATGCTATTTATTATAGCTGGCATTGTCTCATTAAAGAAACTTGATATTTTTTCTCCTATTTTCCCACATTCTTCTTTTATCTTGTCGCCAATATCCGTAAACCACTCTGGTACTGTGCTAGTAAAAAAGTCTAAACCACTTTTTAATCCGCTTCCAATCGCATCTCCAATTTTTGACCAAGTTTCTTTGAACCATTCGCCAAGACCGCTGAAATTCTCTATAGCTTTATCTTTTATACTTGCAAAACCTTGCTGTGCCTTATCTCCAAGCTCTGTAAAAAAGTCTCCAGCTCCTGCAAATCCTTCACTTATTTTATTCCCAAGACCACCAAAAAATCCACCTATATTTTCAATTCCTTCTTTGAATTTATCTTTTACTTTAGAGAAGAAATCACCAATAGAATTTTTTGCACTAGCTAGCCACTCATTTATATTTTTGTCTGTATCTCTTAGCCATTTCTCTATTCCACCGAAAAAACCACCAATGCCACTGAATCCTTTTTTTATGCTTTCAGACAATTTACCAGCTGAACCCTCAATTTTAGGGACTGTTCCTGTCACGAGTTCATCACTAACAAGGTCTAAGCCTTCGACAGAAGTTTTAACATCATCTATGCCACCAGCATATTCTTCTAGTTCTCCAGCGTCCAGTTTGGCAGAACTCGAATCTAAAGAGGAACTTTTAGCGGATGAGTCTACATCCCCTCCACTTGCGCTAGAAGTATTAGCTTTTTCTTTTAGTTTCTCATATTCTTCTAACTTTTTTTTCAATCTATCAAGCTCTTTTTCTTGAATTGGTATAATCTCTTTTAAGTTAATAGCTTCTTTTACAGCTTCCTGGATAGATTGCTTTTTAGAGTTAACTCCATTTAACAAACTATCCGCCAAACTCTGACCTGCATCCTGCCAGTGCGGATTATATTCACTTAAAAGTTTTATAATTTCATCTGAATTTTTTTGTAAAAGTAGCCTTCTCGCTTCGTTTTGAATATTTGTCTCTTCTAAAAGTTCACTAAAATATTTTTCAATTTCTTCTTTTTGACTAGCATTAGACTCTTTTATCAATTCAAGTTTTTTACTTTCTGCTTCTTTTTGATTGTCGTACTCTTCTTTGTACTGCTCTTTTTTGTTGCTAGCTTCTGTTTTTATATTTTCAATCTGTTCTTTCAATCTGTTTTTTTCTTGTTGCCTTTGTTCATCTAATAATTTCTTCTGTCTATCTGCTTGTGCTTCTGATATTTCTTTTTGTATTTTTTCTCGTTCTTTTTGATTTTTAGCTGTTGCTAGTTTTCTGTCAAGGTCGCTTATTTTTTCATTGTACGCTTTCTCTTCTTCTGCTTTTTGCTCTTCTTCAATTTGCTTGTCTATAGCGTCAATTTGTTCTTGTATAGCATTAGTTTTTTCATTTGTTTCTGTATCTAAATACTTTAATTTCTCATTGTATTCTTTTTCATAAACCTTTAATCTATCATTTGATGCCTTTTCCTCAACTTTTAGTCTTTCATCAAGCGCTTTTATTTGTATATCTTTTTGACTTTCGTATTGATTTTTTAATGCTGTTGTTATAGCCTCGCAAATTTTTTCAAATTTACTTTTATTGGTCTCTAGATTTTTTTCCATAGCGCTTATTAATTCTTTTGTTGCTTCTACTACATCTTTGCTTGTATTTTTTATACCATTAGCAAAGCCAACGCCTGCAAACTCTCCAAGCTCTGTTGTAACTTTGGATGGTGAATGTATTTTTAGTACTTTTTTAAATGTATTAACTACAAGAGAGCCAATATTTTTAACAGTATCTATAACTAAACCAATGCCACTTAAAAGTCCATTTACTATTCCTGTTATTATATTTTTTCCAAAAGTAACGAAGCCTTTTACGACATTAGAAAAGAAACTAAAAACTTTATTTTTAAAGTTTACACAACTATTATAAATAGCTTTAAATGCATTTACGAAAGGACTTAATAACATGCTTCCTATATTTTTCCAGTTGTTTTTAATAAAGTTTAAAACATTTTTAAAGATACCAATAATTTTGTTAAATATAGAATTTACAGTATTTCTAAAACCTTCGCAATTATCATAAATTAATTTAAATGCTCCAGCAAACGGATTTACTAAAAACAATAATAAACCTTGCCAATTATTTTTTACAAAGCCTATAAATTTACTCATAGCTTGTGGTATTGTTTCAGTAAAGAATTTAGCAATTTGACTGAATATTTTCGCTCCAGCTTCTTTAATATTATTCCAAATACTTATAACAGCGTCTCTGAAACCTTCATTGTTTTTCCAGAGTGATACGAATACCGCAATCAAAGCCCCTACCGCTACTATAGTTAAACCAATCGGACCACCAAGTGCAGTTAATGCACCCTTCCATAAATTAGTGGCTACTTGCGCTAAGCTTATCTTTTTTGTAACTAATCCAACAACAGTTTCATATAGCGTTAACGTAGTTCCGGACTCTGCCATCCCTGTAACGAACAGTCTTACAGCAAGTTGCGCATCTGTAAAGCTTTTTTGTATGCCTCTTACAATCCCAGCTATTTTTAAACCTGCAAAAGCAACCCCAATCCCAGTTATTAGAGGTGCTACAAGGCTACCATGTTGAACCAGGAAGGTTATTACATTAATCAGAGGTGTTAATGCTAAAGATATTAGCTTTACAACTGTTCCGATTAAACTTCCAATGCTTTCCGCTGTGCTTCTTATAGCATTTTTAGTATTTTCATTTTGGAAAGCTTGCGCAAATCTATTTGCCAGGTCATTTAAAACTGGAAGTAGTCCCTCTGAAATTGGGAGAAGTAGATTAACTTGCATTTGCCTTCCAATTCCCGTTACTGCTTCTCCGAAACTATTATATTTTATCTTATTAATTTCTTCTAATTTATCTTTTGAACTGCTTATACTTCCTTCAATATTCGTTAGCGCTGTTACTGCGTCCGCTTCCAAATCTTCAAATTTAGTACCAAAGAGTTGTACGCCTATCTGATTTTTCAATACATTATCATCTAAATTATTCAAAGCTGTTGTAACTTGAATAAAAGCCTCTTTTGCACTACTTCCACCACTTGCAAATTTCTTAGTTAGTTCATCAGCATTAAAACCGAGCGCCTCAAAAGCTTCCTTAGTTCCATTAGAACCATCCTTAGCTCTAATATTAAATTCTTTCAAGGCATCATTTAGATAGTCTATTTGATAGACTCCACTCTCCGCCCCGTTTTTCATCATATTAAACATTTCCTCTGCTGAAAAACCCATCTGTGCGTAATATGTCGAATACTCTGCTAACTGGTCTCCGAGGTCATCATTCTGATTTAATCCTTGTTGCACACCCTGTGCAATCAAGTTATATGACTCTTTTGCGCTAACCCCAAACTGGCGCATCATAGAGTTAACACCATTTAAACTTTCCCCAATATCCATATCGAAGGTATCTCTCATCATAATAGCACTTTCAGTAACCTCTTGAATATTGCTAGCGTCTATCCCATCAAGCTTTTGAGATATTAAACTCATAACTTCGCTTATATCGCCCATGTCCTCGCCAAAATTATTTGCATAAACCTGCTGTAGCGCTTCTCCAAAGCCTTTTGCTTTAGCTTCTGCGTTTCCTGTCGCTGACTCAAAACTATTCATTGCTTTTTGATATTCATCCCCAAAGTCAATAGCCTGTTTTCCTATAGCTCCTAGGCTTGCGCCAATTCCAGCTATTGCTAAGGCATTTTTAGCTTTCTTTTTCATGGTATCAGCTAAGTTATTAAGTTGTTTCTCTGCGTCTTCGGTATTTAAAAGAGTATCTATAATAATAGAACCATCTGCCATCTATCCACCCCCTTTTTTTTTGCAAATTTGCATTAAAAAAGCACCTACTTTTTTTAAAAGTAAGTGCTTTTTATTTAAATCTTTTATTATATTTTTCTCTTTACAAATATTAATCTTGTTTTTTAACATCATTTAATAGTTGTTTATATAGCCTATTAAGCTTAGTTTTATTATCATTATTTAAATGCTCTTTATAATCTATTGCTAAGCTAGAGAATTTATAAGCATTGTTCATGCGAGCCTTTTCAGTTTTTAGTTCTTTCAATTTACTAGACATTTCATTGTAGTATCTAGTTAAAAAGTCATTTATAGTATCAGTCTTTTTTGCTATTATGCTGTCTAGCATCTGACTAGGAGATTGACCTGAAAAGTTTAAATCATCCTCTATAGCAACTAAGGCGTATGACTTATCTAACAACATATTATATCTATAAAAAAATGTTTTAGGGTCTTTTGTAGTATTAACTATATTAGCACAATCGTTTATTATTTTTAATAGCTGTTGAGCTTGCCTACTACTCTCTGAACTTCCTGCGCTCTTACTATTTTTCTTCTTATTTCCACCTAGATTAGCTACCTCCTGGTAATATAAGCCACTTCCAGGGACTCCTAAAGTTGTTGTAGCTTTCCCTTTAGAATTAACTGAAACTCTAGCACCTTTAACGCCACCGCTAACACTAACACTATTTTTATTAATATTTAACTTCAATCCACCGCCTAGATTTATGCTTTTTCTAAATTTAAATCCCATAACAATCCCCCCAAATTAAAATATTTATATACTAATTATATATTAATTCGGAAGGTGTAGAGTATATTATTTTATAATAAATTACTAATATCTCCACCGTTTAACAATGCTTTTTCAATTTCGTTTATTTTTTCAACTTCGTTTTGAGGAAGTGGTATCGCATGTATCTTTTTCATTTTTCTATAAAAATCCTTCTGGGCTTTTGGCATATCTCCACTTATATCCATTGCCCTATATCCCATAATTTTTACTATTTCGGTATCCTCTTTTAAAGACTTAAACAATGCTTTAAATTTCCACCAATGCAATTTTTCTATATCCTGCAAGTCAATTCCATATTGCCCCAAAAAGGCTGAATATATATAATCGTCGTCATGGTCATATGAATATATTTGACTTTTGCTAGACCCTGCACCGCCTGGGCAACCATCATTTACATTGTTTTCTTTTTTCCCGCATGAATAAAACCAAATAATTTTATCTATAGCCATTGCAGTATTTGCAGGGATTACAGGGTAATATAGAAGAAGAGCATTTTCCCCCTTCTCCTCGTCACTTATAGAATTATCTTGTATTAACATTTCAAACAAAATTGATATTCTAAAGTCTGTATTAATTTTATACTCTTTCTCATCAATTTCAACACTTTCGGGAAGTATATCGACTAACATATTCATTATTTTTTAGCTCTTCGTTGCGCCCTGTTTGGTGTGTATTTTGAGATTGCAGAGGCAAAAAATTCTTCCCCCTCCTGTTTCTGTTTATTAACTTCTTCTATCAATTCAAAAAAAGCATTTGAGCACACTTTTAAATTTCTCTTATCTCTAAACATTTTGCTTGATGTGCCTTCTCCAAAAATATCATCAAAACATTTAAAAATCAAATTACATATATCTCTAATCATTTCATAACCCTTAGTCGCTTCTTTTTCAACTTTTCCCGTTTCAGTAATAGTTAAGCTTATTGTTTTTTCAACTTTTTCAGCTTCATCAGCATCATATATATCAAAATCTTCTAATTCTATATTATTAATTATCATTTCCTTAGCCTCCTCTTATTCTTTTACTGTAATCGTAGTAATACCAGCTTTCTTAGCTTTATTATTAGCATTAACTTCTACTATTAATATTTTATTTCCCTTAGTTGTTGTTATTTCTTCCGTACCATCCCAAGCAGTGTACCCAACTGAACAATCAGTATCAAGTGTTGGAACTGCAACATTTGCCCCAGTTTTATATTTATAGCTATTCTCACTTTCAAGGGTTGGAGTAACTGTTATTTTTGTATTCCCTGTGCTAGTACCTGCCACCGAATTTATAGTTAAAACTTTTAAACTTTCAATCGGAGGGACTTCCTCGCCATTTTCTGTAAAAATTTTTGTTTGAGTGTTAAACTCTCCATCTATAAAGTTACCAACACTATTTAAATTTCCACTAACAATAATTGTTTCTCCTCCTGCTCCCGCAAGCCCGGATACTTCAACTGACACCCTAAATTTTCTAGCTTTAAAAGTATTTTCCTTACCTTGAATTGGTAAAAATAATTCTACTCTTAAATAGTCTCTTTCGGCATCTGCTCCAGTCGCCTGGTCTCTACCTATCTTGTAAAGCTCCATTATAGCCTTTTCGCTTTTAATTAAATCGGACTCAAACGGGAATTGTGTTTGGTAAGATTTTATAGCACTAGTACTGTTTCTATCGTTTATATATGTCTTAGAGTCACTTTGTGCAGATGGGTTTTCGTCTAATGTATTAAATCCTGCTCCCATCAACTCCCAAGAGTTTTGTCCGTCGTCCCCTAAAATTCCTAAATAATCTGCGATTTTATATCTTTGTATCGTTTCCATTCCTGCCATTTTTACATTTCTCCTTTTTCAAAATATTTTAATTTTAATTGTATTTGATATTGTGCTGTATCTATACTTGTTTGAACTGGGTATCCTGGTGTACTTACCTCTAGTGACATTGCCTCTTTATTACCAGATAAAGTAGGCAAATTCCCACTTAAATTTTCTCTATATATCCAGTCTGCAAATTGCTCGTAAAACTGGCTATTTTCTATATTCTGCATAACATCAGACCCATAACACTCTCTACTTGCAAATATAAATATAAACTGTTTTATAGAGTCGCCATTTATAAATCTTTTAATGACTGTTTCTGATGGAACAGTCTCTAATGTATAAGAAGTAAATTCCTCCGCTAAAAATTCAACATTTATACTTTTTGCAAATTCATTCAAGCAAGGACACTTCTTTATAAACTCCCTAATACTTTCAATTATAGTCACTCTCTGCTACCTCCAATGAACCTAGCAACAGACCCTATCAACTCGTCTTTATTGTCTGCTAACATTCTTTTATCCCAATACTTGCCTCTTTTACCTCCTGCTCCAATACCCTCCGAGCCACGCCCAGAATTATTATAATAATGAACTTTAGCATAAGGTTGTATATACTTTATCTTGTCAACTTCTTCTCTAGCTGTATTTTTCAGCGTTCCACTTTGTTTAGGAACATAAGGGTCTGAAAGTCTTCTAACTTCATGCGTAAAGAATTTTTGTGCCTTCCCCCCTCTTTCAAGCCCCTTTTCTCTTAATATTCTAGTTGCATTAATATCTACATGTACATTCATCCCATATTATTCTGCCTCCAGTTCTATGTGCCTCATTCTTATGCTTCCAAAATCACATTTAATGACTGATTTTATAGTACTGACATCATCAAATTTATTTTGCAATTCCTTTAACGTATAAGGCTTAACGCTAGTTATTTCAAGGTCTACGACCTCTTTCACAATAATATCTCCAACTTTAAAAGTATAAAATTTATTCTTTTCATTTTCTTCTAGTTCATAATATTTAAAAGGGTCTATATATTTCTTCCCTCTTGCATTTGCAGAAAAAGGGACTACAACCTTAACACTATCAGCGCTTAACAGCCCCTTGTCTGTAACAGCTATATTTTTAGCCCCTTGGTAATCTACTTCAAATAAATAAGTCCTCTTGTATAAAATTTTATCAGAGGACTTATCATAATATTTATTATATAAAGTTATATTATCTTTAAAAAACACACTAAACACCTCGATACAGCAAATCTGAATCTAAATACATTTTTAAAATATCATATGCTTTTTGCTCTATCGTTTTATTGTTAGCTGAATAAGTCACTGAATGACTTCCAATGCTTTCAGACTGAATTTCTTTGTCACCTTCAAGGCTACTTTTATATATGAGGTCAGCAATCTCGCAAGTGGCTATTTTTATTTCTTCTGTAACTTCTTCTATTCTATTAAAAGTATTATAATCTATATACTTAATTGCTCTTATTGCATATTTATTAAATCTATCCTGGGGGATTTCTCCCCCAAGAGTGCTATAAAATTCATAGTCTATATACATATTCATAGCCTACCCTCTCGAAATAATTCTAGCGATAGGTATAGCTTTGTGGTCTATATAAGTTTTAGACCCATTTGAATTATCGTTTACAAGCTCCCAATTTGCTCCGTTTTTCAGTTCTGAATCAGTTGGAGATGCTGTTGCAACTGCTTTTTTAGTAAAGCTAATACCATATGGCGCAAATACTTTTCTTTGTCTACTATATAAGTAATCTTCTCCACCATTTTTACCTGGAGCTCTATCCATTTCATATTGGACTTTTGCACCAACATCCTCGAAGTCAATAGAATTTTCCCCAAGCACATATGTTGTATACTCTGTGTATCCATCATTTGAACCCTCTGAACTTTCAGCGACCTCTCTAGTTGGCATATTGTCATCAATTAAGACTAATTTGCCACCCCAAGTTCCTAACTTCATTTCTCTTTGAATACCTTGTGGGTCAGTATATTTTAACCTAGCAACAAGATTTAAATTTTCTAAGTTAGTTGATATAACACTGTGCATTATAACAAGTGCAAATTTTTCTTTATTATCTCCACAAGCTTTTTGAGTTGCGCTATTAAGAGTTTCGGCTTTAACCTTTTGATTTTCTGTTTCTGCTTCTTTTGTTATATCAAAAGTATGATTGTTAACAAATTCTAAATTTTTCGCCCCTGTCATTGCGAAAATACCTTCCAGAACAGCTAACAAAGTTTTTTGGTCTATATTATCCCAATATTTAGCAACTTGATTTCCTACATTCTCCATAAAAGGAACTCCGCCGGTCACGTCCTGGCTAAAGTCTTTTTCCACCCACGATTTAGCTCTACCAACAACAATTACAGACTGCGAAAAGGTCTTTGTTGTAGTTGCTACTATATCCGTTTGTCCGTCGTAATTGACTGGGTCGCCATCAATCAAGCCAAGCATTGGAATAGTTGCATAATTTGCTCCCGATTGGGCTGAAAACATAGCCTTTAAATCGTCCCTTCTTCTTATTGCTCCAGACCTTATTAATTCGTCCCTATTTAGATTAGGTACGGTCTCAACGTATTTTCCAAACACTTCTCCATTAAAAATTTTTGAATCAAATAAACTCATTTTCTACCTCCTATATGTTCAACATTTCTCTATTTTTTGCTATCATTTGCTCCATTAAACTTACTTTAGACTCTCCAGCATCTCCACTACTAGAACTAACAACCCTTGGAACACTATTGCCACTTACAAAAGCCCCTGGGTCATTTGCCTGCAATTCTTTTATATAATCATCTGCTCCCTCAAAAGCACCATTTCTATATTCAAGTCCTTTTTCTTTCATTTTTATTTTTACAGCCTCTTTTGAAAGATTACTAGAAAACTTAAAATTACTCAAATAATTATCTAAATTTAAGTTATAAGTCTGCTCTGACATTTGATTTTCAATCAATTCCTTATCTTTTTGAGCCTGCTCGGCTTTACTCTTCCAGTCATTAACCTCTTTTTTTATACTCTCAACATCTATTTTTTCTAAGTCTTTAATCTTATTATTAGCTGTTTCGAGTTCAGTATTTTTACTTTCCAATTCTTCTTTTTTCTTTTCTACTTCTTTTTTATACTTCTCTATATCCCTCCCATTCTCGGACATGATTTTTTCTATAACCTCGTCCTCTAAGCCCAATTCTTTTAAAAACTCTCTTTTCATAAAAACCTCCTGTATATATTTACAATTACGCTTTTTACGTGGTAGCCTCACGCATTGCCCAACTTTTTACGTCGCTTGGTAGACATCTATATAAATAAATTAAGTATTTTAAGCATAAAAATAAGCCTTATTGATATAAGACTTCCGCATATGTTTCTCTAAATATATCAGCCCTGCATGGGTACAATTCTCCTTTTATCCCTTGAATAATGTAATCACCCACATTAGCCTCGTGTATACCTTCAAGCGTCTTTATATACATACGTGGAGATAATTCCCCTAGATTTTGTTCAATCCAAACATTACCACTTTTAATAGCCTCAACTATCCATGTCGGTTCTTCCTTTTGTTCTACACTTCCTAGCCATTTAAAAGCCTCAACAATAATTGCTTTCTTTCTATATTTACCCATTTTTTCTCTCCTTTTTACTAGCGTGAACAGCCTTCTGGCTGACGCTTTTATTATATCCCAGAACCTGATGTCTCTCATTCTGCAACCTCAATTTAGCAATTTTACTAAACTCTCTATATTCTTGTTTCTGTCTTTGCAACTTTATACTTGCATTTGTAAAATCATCTTTAAGCCCTGCAGACTCATAAGCAATTAACTGCCTCTTTGTCTGTCTCATAGCCGTCTCAATTTTTCGCTGATATTGCAAAGCCTGGTAATGCGTATAAGTTCGCCCTTTATATCCAATATCGGGAGGGTCTATATTTTTTAATTGCTCTTTTGAATAGGCAGGAACAGATATGCCAGGAATAACCGCATGGAATTGATGCGAACAGTTCCAGCCCCCCAGACCATCACCTTGTCCCCAGCCTGTAACAACCTTCAAAGAAGGGTGTTTAGTACTTTTACCACTTAGACTATACCATTTCCCTTGCCATTTTTTATGATTTTTAATACCAGCACCCTCGCATCTTGCCCCCGAATGTGCTGTAACTTCTACTATATCAGTATTCAAATCATCAATGACTTTATTATTAATATTCTGCGACATCTGATTAACACCAGTCAGCACAGCCCTTCTAGTTGCAACATCTATCCTATTAGCCCAGCCAGTTTCATAATCTATAAATCTCAACCCACTATCAGCCAATTTTTTAACAGCTCCCTTAATCGCTGTCTTATAATCTAAAACTCCTGTACTGACTTGAAATTGCGCTAAGTCTAAAGACTCTATATATATTTCTGTAAGTTTCTTACTAATAACCTTACCCTTTCTAATAGTACAAAACCCTAAAGTGCCTGTCATATTCTTCAGTTTACCTTTTGTTTGCTCTTTAGCTGAAGAAACATAGTTCTTAAGTTCTTCAGAGCTATTCAAGTGTATTGGTGTTAATTTAGCATGTTCATATAAAGCACTATCACTTTCAATAGATTTTATAGCACTTTCTTCAAATAACCTGTCAACTGCCTCAAAAGAGATACCAAGTATTTCGGAAATTTTCCTTTTGATAAACTTATCAGCAATTCCAATCTCTTCCGCTCTTATTAACTGCCACTCTGCCATATCTGTAATGTTCCCAACTTTTGCTATGCGCCTTGCAATATCTGCGATTATAAAGTCTTCTAAAGATTGAAATAAGTCAACAAAATATTTAGGAATTTCTTGTAACTCATTAGGTGTTAACATCTACATACCACCCTTGTCAAAAGGATTATCCTCTACTAATTCCCTAGTATCGGGCATCATTTTCAGAGCCTCATCCTCTGTGACTCCATATTTTTTCATAATATATAATTCTGGTCTAATCAGCCCCGACGCAACATCCTGTTGCATTGCTAAGAGTTCAGAATCTTTGTCTATTATTACGCTATCGTCCCAATTGAAAGTCGTTTCATGCCTCAAACTAGGAGTAAATCCTGCCAGAATAGACCATTTATCTATAGAATAAATTAATCCTTCCAGGGCGTCCTCTAAAGACTTTTGTATATCCTTAACAGTAGAGTATAAACGTTGTTTGCTAGTTTTTATTTCTGTTGCTGTTTTTTCAATCTCTTGTGCATCTGATATAATCCCGTATGACAGCCCACAATTAAATTCTATTTTTCTCAACAACTGATTAAGCCCAGCAAAAAGACTCGAATCTCTTATCGCAGGAGAGAATACATTCCATTTGTTATCTCCATCCTCCATTTCTAACATCCTGTACAGTCGTTTCTTGCCATGCGGAACTTCATATTCTCCATTTGCGTTTCTTCTGAACATACTAGAATCTGCATCAATCGCTACCTCTGTAGCCTCATACTCCCACAAAATCCTCGAATATTGCTTATCAGCCTCTTTTATTAAGTCAACTGCTCTTGAAAAAACAGAAACGCCCAAAGGTGATGAGTTTTCTAAACTATTAGCCTGTGGGATTTTAAAGTATGCAAATAAAGGTCTTTCAATTCCTTCTAACACTAACTCTTCTGAAAGCTCTGCCCATTCGGGAACATCACTTAATTTAATTCTCTTCCCTAAACCATCTGAATAACCAATTAATTTTGCTGTATTACTCTTATATGCGTAATTAGAGATAGTATAAGAACTAGGCGTCCATTTATGATATTCTAATCTAGTATATTTAATATCACCTTTAACTTTTATTTCTGAAAAAATAGCTGATGTAATATCACCTGTAGAACTATATTCTGTAGGAAAAAAATTACTTGCCTGCACATAATCAACCTCTATTTTGTCTCCGCTTACATATGGTTTAAATACCAGCCCACCAGCCCCACAAGCATACTCACAATACTTTCTTATATCTTTCAATACATCTTGATATTGTTCATTTAAAAAGTCATTCCCGACTACTTCACTTTCAAGTTCAAGGGTAACAAGTCTTGCAACTTCACTTGAAATTGTAGCAGATAAATTTAAACTTTTAGTTATTTCATTTATCCAAGGTGATTTATTCTTATACATAGACATCCACAAGTCAATTGCTCTTGACATCTTATCACTAACAGCTATATCTACCTTTAATTCATTTTGTATAGAACTCTTATTAAACAACTTGTTAATCACCCCCCTTATAGCATTTTTTAATCCATCAAACATTTAGTCACCCCTTATAAATCTTTTTAAATATCTCTCTATTGTATATTCAAAAGCATCCAAACTGTCTATATCGCTCGACCCATCATCAAGCCTTGCATCCTCATTAATTTCTTTGCTATCCCAAACAGCACTACATAAAGCATTAACAAGAGTTTCACTATACTTTGTATACTCAAACCTACCTTGACTAATTAATAAGTCTGTAAGTCTTATTCTATCGTTAATAGCACTCTTTAAAGCATTTCTAACGCTAACATTTAAATTTTCTTTTTCTACTGCATTTTTAATACCTCGTATTAACACCTGTTCGGCACTATCACAATAAACACAATCTACTTTACCATGCAAATTTATTACTTTTTTTATAAAGTTTATAAGTAAAGCATTCAACTCATCTGGACTGGTATCTGCACTAGGTCTTTCACTTGCAAGAGCTATTACTTTTTTATAGTTATAAGTAATTCCAGTTGCGACAAAGGCATGATATGATTTGTTACCCCCAAAATCCACTCCAATAATAACATCCATGAGTGGGTCAACTGTTTCAGTCTTAAACTGTTCTTTATTATTAGCAAAGTATTCATATATAAGACCTTCGGCTACGCATCTTTGACCTAATATATCCCTCTTATACCAAATACTATTTATATCATATTGCGAGATAATTGCCTGCTTTCGCTCCTCTGATACGGTTATATTATCATGTATAGTAAAATGCTGATAATTATATCCACCTAACAAAGTCCCTTCTCTATCCTTTTTCATATAGCTGTCAATATACTCTTTATAAATTGGAGCATTAGGATTGTCGGGGTTCAAATCCCAGAATATTTTACGATTAGTTGATGCTATAATTCTATTAAAAGCTTCTTTGATAGTATTATCATGATGCAGATTTATCTCTGTTGCTATCCACATGCCATATGAGTTACCCCTTATTTTCTTATAACTATCAGCCTTAGCACCTCCAGCGAAAATAACAATCTTTTGCTTATGCTTAGTTGAAATACCTTTTATATATAAACATTCATTGCCTTTAAATTTTCCCCAATGACATTGCCCTCTGAAAATATATTCAAGCCCAAATCCGTTAGCATCACCAACATTCAACTTTGCATTTGCACTTGTAGACCCTGTTGCTAGATGTATCTTATCTTTAGATACCTTTATCTCATGAGCAAAGGCAAATACATTGTCTACCGTCTTGCCTGCCCTTACAGCACCTTCGGCAATATTGTATGTATTGATAGCGCACTTTTTAATATATTCTTTGTGCTTATCTCCAAATAAAAAAGGTATAGTTTTCTTCTTAGTTACTGCCATATATTTCTGCCTCTATTTCTTCTATATCCTCTATTTCTAAGTCATTACCAGTCAACTTATTTGTTCTCGCTTTTATGTTTTCTATTCTGCTTTTTTGTTCTTCTGTTGCTAAATCCCAATTTTTATGAAGTAGTTCCTCATAGTCTTTTATCATTTTTGACAAAGCTTTAAATGCTGTCGCCTCTGCCTTCATAGCATTTGTAACTTTATCCCAAGAGTGTTGAATTTCATACTCTTTAATTTTATTACCATTTTTCTTAATATCAGTTGTATGGTCTTTTTTATTCTTGACATGGGTAATCTTAAAAGAATCTAATATTTTCGCATACTGAACTACTATACTGTTCCAAAGAATGTCTAAAGAATTACCACCATCCTTCTCGATATATTTAACAATCTCGTAAGTTCTAGCAGGCAAAAGCTTAGAGAAAAATCCATGAGTTCTAGCATTTTGATTATTCACTGGTGCGCCTCCTTCATGCCCTAAAGCATTTTGGTTGCCGGCTGGTGCGCCAACTTTCTTATTTATTCCAAGTCTATAATCCCATCTATCAATTTTTTTCCAACGACTAATATTGCAACTTTTTTCTTCTAACATTTTAGAGATATCAATTAATTTTATTCTCCCATTTTTCTCCTTGTAAATCTCAAACGCTTTTTCTCGATTGGAATTTTTTATTGAAATACAAATCAACTCCTTTCAATAAAAAAAAGACTAGGTATCTAGTCTTCTTGTTTTCGCTTTGCTCTTTGCAATGTACTCTTACTAATCCCTGTCATTTTCTCTACTTGCGTATAAGAATTAGTTTTTAATAACTCTAAAGCATGTTCCATTTGCATCTTAGTATATTTTTTAGGTCTACCTTCCCGAAAATTAGGATTTTGCTTTGCTATCTCCTTACCTGCAAAAGTTCGTTCTAAAATTAGATTCCTTTCCATTTCTGCAACTGCAAGCAAGGTTGTTATAAAAAACTTACCAAGAGTAGTATTTTCTAAAAGCCCAACATTAAGCACATGAACAGAAATACCACTATCAAATAAATTTTGTATAAGATTAATGCCTTCTGTTGCATTTCTTGCAAGTCTATCCAATTTAGTTACAACTAATTTATCACCATCACGCATTTGATTAACCATTTCCTCAAAAATAGGTCTGTGCGTGGTTGACCCTGTATGTTGCTCCCTAAATATTTTAGCATCACTATAATGTCTTTTTATTTCCTGCTCCTGCTGTTCTAAACTATTATTATCAATTTGTACTTTACTACTTACCCGACAATACCCAAATATCATAAAAATACACCCCTTACTTTTGACCATTAGTTATGACTACTTTCTATATGTTCATTTTACTACATAATTAAATCGTAGTCAATACCGTACAGTTATGAATACGAGTGAATTTTTTTAAATGAATCAAAAGTACTTATAAGTATTGTCATTACTCTTGCAAAAGGGCGTAATTGAATTGTTTGCCTGTGAATTTTGTAGTTTTTATTGCATCAAACTCATTCTCTATTTTTCCATGTCCTTTAAGTTTTGTCCGTATGTCCTTAAGCTTCGTCATAGCCATTTTAACGTTAAATAGCTTCTATCCTAGTATTTATAATGGCTAACGCCTATTTTAACGAATATGGGGTTTTCTTAGAGAATCAGACATTCACTTTTTAATTTTCCTACTTTATATATAGCGAAAAAAATACATTGAATATACAGGTCTTTATTTTTCCAACATTCAAAAAGACAAAATAAAAAAATCACCCTATTAGGTCATTTAAAAACATGCTATATTCTTGATATTGTTCTTCATTAAGACCTAGGTAAGCTTTTGTTTCTTCTATACTAGAATGCCCAAGCATTTCCTTAACTCTTATAATGTCAAATCCACTTTCTTCGTATATGGTGTGAGCGTATGTTTTACGCATGCTATGCGCTGTTATATGCTTAAGTCCAAAGTATCTACCTGCTTCTTTCAGTATCACTGTTACTCTCTCAACACCTATATGCGGAGTAACAGATTTTTGCCTGGATGGGAACATATATTCATAATCCTTTTTATCTCGTATGTAGCTTTTGAGTACTCTTTCTAAATTAGGAACTATTGGAGCTTTTCTAGGTTTTTTATTTTTCTTTCTTATGTTCTTAGTCTTTTCTTTTTTACTTTCCATTATTAAGAAATAACCTTCGTCTATTGCATTTCTAACGTCCCTTACCTGTAGCTTAACTAAATCCCCTGCTCTATAGCCCGTAGCTACCCCTAAGACAAATAAAACATAATTTCTAACATTCTTTTCTTTTAAGTATTCTTGTATATTTAAGACCATGCGTTTGTCTTTGACTGGGTTAGCTGGTTTCTTACTACCCACTTCTATTCACCTTCTCAACCCCCTTAAAATATTAATTTGCATTATAAAAAGCCCAACATTCCTGCCAGGCTTCAAATCTATATCTATTTAATTTTAAACTTCTTGATATTAATATTATACACTATATAAACGTAAAAGAGTGTTCTAACTTTGTCTTAAAAACCGTCTTTTTTCGTTCTACAAAAGACTTCCACTTTCAAAAAGCATTTCGGCAAGTTCTTTCAATGCTTCCTTGTGTTTATAATGAACATTACTGCGACTACATTTAATCTTTGAGGCAATTTCTTCATTAGAAAGTTTACTTGCGCCATCATAAAAATACATAAATTTTATAATTTGCTGCTTCTCTTCTGTAAGTTCACTTATGTAAATATCCATTAGTCTCAATCTATATTCTATAAAATCAATTTCACTTTCTTTAAATGATATTTTATCCTCATTATTCATAATCATTTCATCTATGCCCTTCGGGCTAGAATGTATTTTAAACCCTAGTTCATTGAAATTTATCTCTCTATAAAATTCTTTATCTTTTAAAAAATCTATCTCTTTTCTTAGAATATCTACTCTTCTTTTCTTATTTCCAAGTTCAATTAAATATTCTTTGGTTTCTTCAACTAAGCAAGAACTTACGTTTTTTTCTTTGTCTTTTTTATACTTTTTTTCGCATGATTTACAGCAAAATCCGTTTTTTGACTCTGTAAAAAATGACTTACCGCACCATGAACAAATCCTTTTCTTTTTTGCCATAAATTCACTTCCTATACCATCAATTTTTCTATAATTGTCTTTTTAATAATCTCAACATTTTTGTATTTTTTCTCTTTTTCCTTTTTAAATGCTCTAGCATCTTTTAAAGCGTCAAAACTTCTCTTATCCATTTTTAAAGTTTCTGAATTGAAATATATAACGTTATATTTAATCTCCTTCATTTCCAACATCCTTTACATACCAACCAGTTCGAGTCGGTCTCCCTCGCCAAATAACAGGGTATAAATTTTTAACATTTAAAAAATTTTCTGCTTCATCTATAGCCATTTCTTTTATTTCACCTGTTTTTGCATTTATAAGTCTTACCTTTTTACGTTCTTTTTTCTGATGCTCTCTAATTTTCAATGCGCTACACGCCTTGGTGGAACTAGCCAAAACCTTTTTATTTCCACGGATTTTAACTGGTTTTATGCAACAATATAACGCTAAATAATTTTTAAAAGTTGGGTCATCTTCCATAAAATTCGGATTAACTGAACCACTAAAAATTTTTTCTACTTTTTTAATCATTTAATCACCTACTTAAAAAGGTATATCGTCGTCGTCTATAGCCTGGAAACCTTGCGGGTCTAAGCCTCCCGGCTCGAACTTACATTCTTTTTCATTATCCTCTTTTTTATAATCTAAAAATTTAATTTTATTAGCATGAACTTTTGTATAAGTTCTTTTCTCGCCATCTTTTTCATAGTGTTCAACTCTTATAGACCCTTCAACCGCTACTAACCTACCTTTACCTAAATTATTAGCACATACTTCTGCTAACTTCCCCATCACCTCAATAGGTATAAAATCAGTTTCCTTAGTTCCATCTTTTTTAACATAATCTCTATCTACTGCTATTGTAAAAGTCGATACAGCCGTTCCCGAGCCTGGTATATATTTCAATTCGGGGTCTCTTGTTAGTCTACCAATTAGTGTAGTGTTATTCATTTCCAACCTCTCCCTTACAATTCTCACATTCTCTTAAATTAACTCTATATTCATATATACGACCAATAAAAAATGCAAATATAATCAAAATTATCATTCCTAAGAAATTCATTATATTTTGTCCTCCCTTTCATCTACTATCACGTCAAATCCACATTTGCACTTTCTGTGAAATGTATACTCATCAACGATTAAACTTCCTTCACCTTCTCCAAGTTCATCACTTCCACACTCTGGGCAAAAACAATACATTGCTAATAGTTTTAAAACATTTTTCATTATCATATCTATATACCTCCATTCGTAATTTAAAAATTATTCCATTTCGCTTAATTCATCTACGCAATTTAAGCAGAAATACAGTGTAAAAACTAAACCTAGAGCCTCTTTTTCATACTGTACATAGTTATTTTCTTCTATATTTATTGTTCTTTCACAGCAACAACACTGCACAAATTCACTCATATTTAAGCTCCCTTATATTTTTTCTAGTTTTTAGAATCCTCAATTTTCTTACAAGTATTTACTAATATATCTCTTTTTCCATGCACATCTTCCGCAAAATCAATTTGCTTGCAACCAAATTTTTCTATACATTCAGCTAAATCGCTTATCAAATTACATTCACTTTCTATACTTTCAGAAATATCAATAGCACTCATTTCGCTAGGAATTTCAATAATAACTTTATGTTTCAAAGAAATCACTTCATCAATATAAAATTTATATCGTTTCATTTACTAAATACCTCTCTTATTTCTACAAGGAAATTATTTGTTCAACTTAACCCTTTTTATAGGTATAGAATTAAGACATTTCTGTTTAATCCTAATGCTTTTAGTTCTGTTATAAATCGCTATCGCTTTCCTTGTTTCTTTATTTAAAATACAATCTATAAACAAGCTATATACATCTAATTCACTTTTATATTCTTTCAACTGTTCTTCTAAAATTTGAATCAATTCTTCATTGTTACTCATAATACGCTCATAAAACCTTATTTTATCGTCCCTTACTTTGTTTTCTTCTCTCAAACATTCAATATTTCTATCCACCTGCTCCTGGGAAACGATTAAATATTTACCTATTTTCATTGCCCAGCCTCCTGTTCACTTTCCTCTCTTATTTTCTTAAGAGCTAACTCAATTAAATCTATTTTACTAAGATGAGGATTTTCTTCCCTTAATTCAAGAGCAACATTACCAACATATTCCCCACGTTCGATTGCTCCCATTTTTGTTATATCTTTATACAAAATAAACACTCCTTTTTTAAAAGAGGCTGGTTATTTAGTCCAGCCTCTTTAATTTTTTTATGCTATTATATCTATATTTTCAATGCCTTCTAGTTTCTTCTCTAAGTACTCTTTTATATTTTTTATTGCCTTAAGTCTCCATGCTCCCCCGTCTGCCTCGATTATTTTAAATGTAATGCCATTATTTGCTCTGAAAATAAATTCGCTTTCTGGCTGGTCTACTTCTGTAAAAGTTCTATAAGGTTTCAAGCGAACTTTGTTAGGCATGATTACGTCCTCTACGCTCGCCACGCCTGTAGACATTGTGACTACTTGTGATACTCCATCATCCTGCACAGTTTTTACACTAGTTTCTTTTACATTTCCACTTACTTTTAAAAGCAGTTTCTTATCTTCTGTATCTACGAAAGAGGATTGCAACATAACGTTAAATTCCTCTGAATCAAGCGAGCAATCAAAATTAATATGAGGTAATAACGCTCTGCAATCAACATAAGTATTCCTTTTACCACCTTCCAGAAGTTCAGAACATAATCTAACACTTTTAGGGTTTTTAATTTGAACTATAAGTCTATTGCCTTTTGCATCTTTGTCAACCTCTGATTTTATATACTCTATTAAACCGTCTAATGTATTTAATTCAATTTCCTCAACTGTTTTGGGATATACTGGAATTAAACGGTCAGTCGTATATGTAACTCCATTTATTTCTCTTGTTTCTATTTTTCTTGCTCCAACTTCCATCACTCGGTTAAATAAATCTGTTAACATATTAAACACTCCTTTTTAGTTTTTATAAGTCTTTTAAACTCTTAAATTTACGAATATTATCTTCTTCACTTTCTTTTACTTCTGTTTCTTCTGTTACATTTGTTTCTTTACTCTCCAAGTCGCCTAATTTCACTTGCCCCGGTAACTGGTTTCCATATTCGTTTGCGTCTACTTCTCCAGTCCTAAAGTCCTTTTCAACTATAATGTCCGTTTCACTAGGTAAGACACTTGCGAGCTTTGGAATAACTTGTATTTGCGTATTAACATGAGAACGATTTTTACCTGGCTTTAGTGTAACCTTTACAGTCAAAGACCTTGTAGATGTCGCTGGTGTATTAGGGTCTTGTATGTTTTTAAATATCTCCATGAACCCATTTTCAATCTTTTCTTTTGTTTCTCCATTGCACAATGTTTCTAAATTAATCATCTTTTTAAATCCTCCCTTCTTTTTTTATTGACGGCTTACGCTGTTACTTTTCGTTTCTTTTCAACTAAAACAGGGAATTACAGTAAGTCTGTTATTTCTAGCAAACAATTTGGGCATACGTCTATACTTCCTAGTTGGTCAGAAACGGAACGATTGTTGTTATAATTTTCTAAAACTGGCATTGAGGTCAATTCTTCCGAACTGTCTACGATTGCCCCGCAATTATCACAACGTATCCTCCTTTTTAGTTTTGAACCCTCTTTTATACCTTGCTCTATACCTTTTACTATTTGCTTACCAATTTCTAAAGTTTTTTCTGCTTCTGATATAACTCTCGTTTTACTATTTTTTAAAATTTCTAAAGTTTCTATAGCATCAATTTCTGAACATTCGCCACCTATGATAACATCCATTAAATAGCTGTCCTTTGCTCCTATTACGTCCTCATACTCCATGTACTCGTCGATAGTACTACATAAAATAACTTTTATCATTTTCCAGCCTCCTTATTTATTTTTTTACTTTTTTTAATTGGTTTAGCGTAGCCGTCAAAGTACGCTTTTAACAAATAATTTGTTCTATTTCTTTTACTGCTTCATTTAGTTTATTAACATCTAAAATATCATTCTCAACAATGTTTTCTATTGTCTTTGCATTTAAAATACAGTCAACTATCCTTTGCTTTTCCTTGCTCATATCCAAGTACAAAATTGCATTTCTTAAAATTCTTTCTTCTCTAGTCATAGAAACAACCCCCTGACTCCTATTGCGAATATATTTATATTATAGTGCGTAATAAGGGGCAAGTCAATAACTTTTGCCAATTTATTTTCGCAAAATTACGTCCCAATGCGTTTTTTTGCGTTGACTTAAGGACAACTTTACTGTAAAATTAAGCTATGAAAGGAGTTTTAAAATGAATACCAGAATTAGAGACTTGCGAATTGCAGAGGGGCTATCTCAAATCGAATTTGGGAATAAACTAGGAATGACTAGGCACGAAATTTATAATCTTGAAAGTGGAAGAACACGAATAAAAGAAAGTGATTTAAAATTAATAACTTCAACATTTAAAGTAAACGAAAAATGGCTAAAAACAGGCGAAGGCGATATGTATACTTTTTCAAACAATAACCTAATAACAGCAGAAGTTTTATGCGCAATAGATAAGAATGAACGTCTTGCTAAAGCAATGTTAAAATTTAGCAAGTTAAATGACAAAGAATTAGAGGCAATGGAAAAGCTACTAGAATTATTTCAAAAAGAATAAAAGGCTATCATCTTAAATTTGATAGTCTTTTCATATGTACATATTTATTTTTTGGTTTTTTGCTTTAAATACAGATAAATAATCTCCAATATATCTTTATCCCCTACTTTGTCCAACATTTCTTTTATTTCTTCTCTCAATCAAATCATCCCCCTATATACAAGTAGAATAATACATTCTTAAAATTTGTAAAAAATAACTTACAATTTTAATTATACCCCCTTTTGTTCGATATTACAAGAACACATGTACGATTTTTTGTCGTAATTAAACATTTATACTACAATAATAGTACCTTTTAGCAAATTTTGCTACTGGAAAATACTTCCAATTCAAAAAATACTGAATTTTCTTGCATATAAAAATCGTAAGGTCAGAAATTTTAATCTTGCATCAAAAAGCCGGGGTCTGACTTTAATATATATATATATATATAATCCAGACCCCGGCTTTTTGTTTAGATGCAAATCTCTAATTGTTCTATTTCTTTTTCAATTTTAAATCCTATGTCAAATTCATTGTTTAAAAATGCTTTTTCAATTTCATCTAATTTATGACTCATTATCAAAAAGTCAGCAACCCTGGAATTTATATATATATATATATATATTAAAATCAGGGTTGCTGACTTTTTGTTTTATTAAATACAAATTTCTAATTAATTCTAAGTCTTTTTTGTACCTGGTTCAGTATTAGGATTAATATTTTTATAAAAAAAGATATGTTCTAATACTGAACCACTTCTATAGTTTTTATTTTCTATTATAAAAATTTCATTCAATATAATCTCTAATTTTTTAGTATTTAAATCCCATACTTCCCCTAAGATAAGTCTTAAATCGTTCGTTAACTCTTGTAAATGAAGTTCTGTAATTTATATTTTTATAAAAAAGATATTTTCTAAGTATGGACACATTTTTTGTATTTTTACATCAATCCTTTTAATAGCAATAGTTTTTCATCTTCATCTAAAGAGTTTAACATTCTATCTTTTGTATATTTTATAGCACGTTCTAAACTCTTATCTTTTTCGTCTAATTTTAAATCTTTTTTTATGTCATCAACAGTTACATATCTTTTTATATTGCTAAGTTGTATTTGTTTAACTTCTACTGTGAACCACTTAGGATTCATATTTTTATAAAAAAAGATATTTTCTAAGTGGTTCACACTTCTATATTTTTTCTTTTCTATTACGAAAATTTCGTTCAATATACAACCTATTTTTTTAGTGTTTAACCCCCAATTTTCTCCTAAAAGCGTTCTTAAATCGTTACTTAACTCTTGTAAATGAAGTTCTGTATAAGATGTTCCAATTCCAAATAATTTGTCTATATAGTTAAACTTAGTCACTTCTATAAGTTCATCATTTAAAAATTGAGGATATTCTTCTTTTAATTCTCTATATATCAAAGTATTTATTTTATTAAATACTGCTCCACGCTTTCGATTTGATAAATTTGCTAATTTCCACGCAAGGTCTAAGTCGAACTTATTATCTAGTACATAATTAGAATATAGTTCTAACATGCTATTACTTTTACTTTTCTTTACCAAGTTATGTATGTCATACGCTCTGTAAGCCTCTAAGCACCCTTTTGAACTTAGTTTCATATCATTATGATACTGCATTAGTGAAAAACTCTTAGAATCGCTTTTAATCTGTCTATAACCTACCAAAATTTCTTTATGCTCTTTTAAAATATTTCTTGTTGCATCTTTAATTTCTTTTACAACTTTTTTATATTCTTTTAATTCTTTTTCATTTGTTTCAACTTCTTTAGTGTCAGTTATATTAACATTTTCAAAGTATTCTTCTAATAAAACTTTAAAACTTTGTACTGTTCTTGTATTGTAATAGTTGCTGTAAACTTGACTTTTAATATACAGTTTATCTACCTTGTAACATTTATCTTTCATGCAATAATAAACATTTGAATCAATTCTAATTGGTGTAGCATTTATTCCGACTGTTTCAAACATTAGTGCATGTTTAGATACTTTGTTATAAGCATCTTTTAAGATAGTTGCTTTTTCTATATTTTTATTAACCAGCCATTCTATTTTGTATACATTGCACTCTTCCTCATATCTATTGAATATGTGTACATTTACTTTTTTTAAGTTTCTAAACCTTGCAACATACTGTTTTATAGCTCCAACATCTTTTATGTTTACTATAATTATATCTGTAATATCTTTGTTGTTTATATTTACACCAGCCAAGATTGTTGTTGTATTTAAAAGCGTTTCATAGCCTTTCATATCTGAACTTTTAACTATTCTATTATACAATTCATTTTCTTCTTTGCCATCTGCATATACAACTCCAGCGTTTTTATTCACTGAATCCCTTACAAATTCAAGGGTTGATATATCATTCATTAACATAGCGCTATTTTTAGATTTATTTATTATATTAATTATTTCAGTAAAATTTTTATTATCAAAGTCATTATATAATTTAACATTATATTCTGTTTTTTGCTTTTGAGTGTACTCTATTATGTAGTCATATATTTCAAATTCAAGTTTTGTTGGTGTTGCTGTAATGTCTATTCTTCCTTTGCACTTAGACATTATATTATTTAGATTTTTTATTGCTTTTCCTCGATATGCATCTGTATAAGTTTGATGTATTTCATCAACTGCAATTATGTATTCACTTAAGTCTGTGTTTATAAGTTTTTCAGTTTTATCCCAGGTCATTACAACTAAGTTACCACTTTTAAATGCTTCGCTAACAGGTATTTTGTCATATGCCCCTGGTATATCATACTCGTGCATTGCCTGCTCCACATTTGAAGCATTTGGAAGTATAAATAATGCTTTTGTTTTTAATTTTTTTAATGTATTTATAAAGCTGTAACTTTTTCCTGCTCCCGTAGGCGCAATAAATAGAGTTTTACCCCCGTTTAGCGCATTGGCTATAGCCGTTTTAATTCCTAGTTTTTTTTCGTTTATATATTTTTTTATTTCATATGTTTCATGTCTATTGAAATTTGAATAATTTTCTTTTTCATGCTCTGCTCTTTCAGTGCTACATTCTTCTAAGAACATCTTATCTATATTATTTTTATTAACATTCTTCATCTTTACCCCTCCATTTTCACCTGGAGGCTGACGCTCTTTTTTTGATTTTTTGTAATAATTTTACTATTAAAATTACCTTAAAACCATTGTGTTTTTCTACACTTTGTCTTATAATATAAATATAAGTATAGAAAAACAAGGATATATTATCCTTCAAAAAGAGGCTTAGCCTCGGGTGCGAGGAATACTATTGTTTGACGGCAAGTGAGTATTCCTCTTTTATTTTTTGTAGATTTTTTTAAACCAATTAAAAAAGTTTTCTGTTCGTTATGATTATAATTATAGCACATTTAAATTATAAAAAAATATACTCTTTTTGAAAATAAATTATATTTTAAAAATATATTTTCTAAAAAACTGTATTTTAAAAGACTTAGTATATAAACTAAGTCTTTTTTTATGTAAATATATGTTATAATAATTTTAGCAAGGAAAAAAGTGATTGAAAAAGCGTAAGAGTGGCTATTTCCATATTTAAACGCCAAATTCCATAACGGAAGGAGGTGGAACAATATGGTGATAAACTTTTTATTGAGTATACTAGCTGGTGTTATATCAGCTTTCATATATGATAAAATAAAAAACCACTCAAACGCCAATAAGAGTGGTTTAAGAAAATAAGTTATTTTTCAAAAACATTGGAAATAGCTACTCTTGTGTAAAGTAAATCATTATTTCCTTGCTTTTATTATATCACATTTTTTTAAAAAAGATACAATTTTACATCACTTCATATATGTTAATTAGTTTAAAAACACAAAACCACTCTGTGCGAAAGAGTGGTTGGGAATTTGATTTAAAAATCAAATTCAAAAAGTCTAGATAATTTTTTACTTTAGACGAAAACTCTACTCTTACGACTAGAATACAATTCTCTTGCTTTTATTATATCACATTTTCTTTAAAAGATACAACTTTACATCATTTTCAGTATTCTATTTTTTATTTTTATCAAAGTTTATTTTAAGAACGATAAAAATAAAAAAAGTTATGTTTTTACATGTAATAATTAAAAAACTTTGTAGGACCTACAACATTTCTTAAAATAAAGTATTTTCTAAAACTTTTTATGCTTGTATATAACTCGAAACCTAGTATTTTCAACGTGTTCATCTAAAAAACTTTACAAGATTATATTTTTAATAACGCTTAAAATATCGAAAAAAATAAAAAAAGTTATGTTTTTACATGTAATAATTAAAAAACTTTGCAGGACCTGCAATATTCCTTAAAATTTGGTAAAAAGTAGAAAAAACTATTGCTTTTGACGTAACGTCATGATATAATAATATTATAGGAAGGAGGTGAAAAAAGAAAATGAGTAGACTAGAAAGAAGACAAAAAAATAGAGAGAAAAGACTTAGCAAAGTTAAAATTATTCTCTCTATTCTAAGTATTTTAGTAAGTTTAATAGATAGACTTATTAAACTTCTAAAAGACTTGTAGTATGTTTTAAGCTAAGAAGGAAAGGCAATTCCTTCTTAGTGACTTCTTTCTTAAATTATAACACATTTTCTTAAAAAGTATGAGTAAAAAAGTATATAAAATATGCGTTGCTTTAATTATTTTTACTATATTTTTAGATGTAATTCTTCTAGTAAAAAGTTTTAGTTTAAGTAATGTAATTTGGTTACTTGTAAGTTTTTTACTATTAGCATTTTTTTGCTGGCAACGTAAAAAGGGTGAGTGGTAGTTTTGGAAGAAACAAGGGTTTTGAATGTAATTTATCATAAAGGTGGCAGTGGTTCTATAAGCACAAAGTTAAGCTTACCTATCACATTTGTAAGAGCGTTAGGTGTATCTGAAAGCGATAGAGCTGTTGAGGTCACCTTGAGAGGTGACGAAATAATAATTAAAAAGGCTAAGAATGAATGACTTTTTCTATAAAAAGAAGGTTGCTTTTTTCTTAGCCTTCTTTTTTAAATTTTACTATAATATAAAAATAATACTGTAATATTATAAAAATATTATTTTAGTATTGCATATGCAATATTTTAATATTGTAAATATAATATATTAATATTATTAATGCAATATTTATATATTGTATTTATATTATTTAAATATTTAAATTAATAATATTAATATATTGTTGCAATATTATAAAAACAATACTATGATATTATTACAATATTATAAATATAATAATGAGGTGGAGAAAAATGGCTAATACAAAGCTACTTACGTACTTTAACATAAAAGGAGGAATATATAAGACAACAACGTCTATAATGACAGCGTATGAACTTGCAAAAGATAAAGATAAAAAAATACTCTTATGGGACTTAGATGTACAAGCAAATCTAACACAATATGTTTATGAAATAAATCATAATGATAATACTACATTAGATATTTTAAAAGGGATTAGCGCTAATGATGCAATAGTCAAGTCGCCTAATAAAAATTACACTAATGTAGACTTAATTCCTTCTGACATACAAATGGCTAGATTTGAACAAGAGCTATCACCTTTACCAGCCAGAGAGAAATTTTTAGCTCGCTGGTACATGCAAAACTTTAATACTTTGAGTGAGTATGATTATATTATCTGTGATTTATCTCCACGCTACGATTTGACAGCTAAAAATGTACTTTTCTTAGCAGATAGTATAATTATTCTAATTCAAGATAAAAACATTTCTTCTTTAAGAGGAGCAGAATTATTTAAACAGCTCTGGGATGTTGATAGAACCTATTTTGATAAAGAGGATAATATAAAAAGTACTGTTTTGGTTGGATTTGAGAAGAAGAAAACTCAAATTAGTGATACTTTCGATTCTTATCTGGAAGGGTTTAACGATATGAGAGATATTATGTTAGATACATATATTAGAAAAAACGAGTTTATAGAGAAGGCACTATTGAAAAAACTATCTCTAACAGATTATACAAAAATAACTAAAGAGCATTTCAGCAGACAAGAGTTTGCTAATATGTTAGAAGAACTAAAAGTGAAAGGAGTGTTATAGATGCCAAAATTCGACGAAGAACTTTTATCTAATAAAGAAAAACCAGTTTTCAAAAAAAATGGAACAATCATACAAAATAATTCTACAACTACAGACAATAAGACATTAAACATATATAATCTAGTTAATAAGAAAAGTAAAAAGGTAACTATGAGTGCAACGCTTGATGAAGAACTTGTAAACAAATTAAAATCTTTTTCTATTGATATGAATAGCGACGTCAGCAAATTATTAAGCGATATACTAACTCAAATTTTATCTGATATCACTATAAAAGAAGAGAATTTAAATATATACAATGAGAGAAATAGAAGAAATAAGACTAAGAAAAAGTAAATAATATTATATTTATATTGTTTAGATATTACTTAAATATTGTATATATAATATTTAAGTAATATTTTAATATTATTATTACAATATATTGATATTGTTTGAATAATATGTTTTAACTATAATCTAAAAAGGGGTTGGAAAAGATGAATGTTTATTTGCAAATTGGAAAAGAGCTATCTAAAAAAATGACTAAATCAGAATTAAATGAGTTTTCGCAAGAAGTAGCAAACTATTTGCAATACGCTGGACTTGATAAGAATATGAAAATTAAACTATTTCAAACAATTTTGGAAATGGTGGCAAGGAAAAAAATAACATTACCAAGCGACAGCGAATTTACGGAAGGAATATTACAAAGTGATGAAGCAGAAATGACGACGAATGTAGGATTTATAATCGAAGGATTGAGTTATCATAATAATTAAATCTTTAGCATTAAAAAAGCAGTGTATTTATTAAATACACTGCTTTTATTTCCGCATAGTTAATCTAAAAATAATTGATAATATATCATATAGATATAAATTAAATTGATATTTAAATCCCTCGTAGTTAATCTTAAAAACGATACTATATACATTAATAATAATACTCTTTCATTTAAATTTCAATCATTAATTTTAAATCTCGTTTACAATTTTCTATACTTTCACTTAATTCTTCTAAAAAACCTGGTAAACTATCTTCTATATTTCTCTCAACTAATTCGTCAAAATTTTCTTTGTTAAATTTTTCGTAACTATCCCAATCCAAAGACTCGCTTTCAGCGTCGCACCAAGTGGCAAATTCTTCGTAATCATTTAAAAAGCAAAGTTCTCCCAAGAAGTCATTAAGATTATTTTCTTCTTGACTAAATTCATAAACAATAATTTCTCTCATATTAAAAATATCATCTGAATAACCTTGACAACTTGAAATTGTGCTTTTTACAACTCCTTTCAGATTTATAGAAATTCTTATAGCATTAGTTATTTCTATTAAGTAGTATTCTTTATAAATTTTCGTAGCTTCTTCCTTTATTTTATCTATATTCATATCTATAACCTTTAAAAATTTTTTAGCTTCTTTTTTATTCATTTTAATTTCCTCCAGTAATTTTTTTATTTTATTTTCATTTTTTTATTTTCCATTATAGTTACTAATCATTTCATTTACATCTTCGTATATGATAGAATCTATTTCTTTTAAGTTATATTCCTTACGCTTGTAGTCTTTTATATAATCTTCTATGTAAATTATTTCTTCGTAGTCTTCTTTATATACATTTATGTCAATTCCTTTTCCTTCAAAGCTTACAAAAGAATTTAATTCATTATCTTTTATATAGAAGCCACATTTTTCTAATTTCCAATCACGGTATTCTTCTACTACATCTCTTACAAATTCTATTATTTCTTTTTTAGTTATCTTTTTCATTTTTTAAATCCCCCTTTTTGTTTATCTTTAATTATATTATAACGTCTAGACGTGCATAAGTCAATAAAAATAACGTTAAAAAATGATAAAATATTTTATGACGTTAACATATTGACTTTTTGAAGTTTATGCATTAATATATAATGTATAAACGTGATAAGGGGGATTTAAAATGATTAGCAATAAAGAAATTTACGACATGGGTTTTGAGATAGGAAAAACTAAAGTTTTAAGCGTTGGCAAGTTACTGCAACTTAATTCTGCTTGCAGGATGCAAGATAGAAATACTATATTGAGTATATTATTACCAGCCTATCTAGGAGCTAAAATAAGCTTTCCCGAAGAACTTTTCATGAACGTGGAAAATATTGAGTTCATGCTATGCTACCAAATAGGGTTAGTTGCTGGTAATGCAAAAGAAAACGCAACTTTTGATGGTTTTATATCTTTAGCTGATGCAAGCGAAAGATTTAACGTTCCACAAGCTACAATATTAAGCGCAATTAAAAGAGGTGCTTTCAAAATTGATGAAGACTGTAGGAAAATCGGAAGAGACTGGATTTTTAAAGTTTCTTCTCTTCAAGATAAATACGGCGTTGAAGAAGTAGAATTGTACGGCATTGAAGATGATTATACCGATAAGGAAGAAGAATAAAAAGGGGGTGTTTTTATGGAAAATATTACTGAACAACTAAAAGAAACTATTGTTGATGAATTATATAATATAGAAACTAACGAAGGATGTCACGAGGACTATATTGAGGATTATGAAACGGAATTAGATTTTTATTTAAGTAATGTTGAATTTGGTACATACGAAGTTTATGTAAAAGAATATTGCTCTAACAATTATGATATATCCATTTCTGACGAATTAGCTTTTGAAATAATAGACGACTTAATTGGTAAAATTAAAGATAATAATTAAATTTATATAAAAATAAAATAAAAAGGAGGTAGCAACTAGCAAATTAGTTGTTACCTCTTTTAAATCTATCATTTACTTTTGATATTATCGCTTAGCTTCACTTTCTGCAAGCCGAGCTATTTTCATAAGCTTTTTAATACTTTCTACTATTATCACTTAGCTTCACTTTCTGCAAGTCGAGTTATAATTTGAATTGTGCATTGGCCAATACACAATTCAGACAATTATAATAAATTAGTTGTTACCTTTTAATCTATCTATCAATAAAATCTAATGCTTTGTAAAGTGTATCAAATCTATCATTACCTTTTATCATTGTATAATGTTCTTCAGTAATAGAATTTATCTTTTCACATGCTCCACCGCCTACAACATAAAGATTTTGTGTCTGACCTGGTACGTAATCTTTTATATCACATATCAGTATTTTCCCATCATTATAGCCCCAACTAACTACATTCGCAGGGATTTTGTCAACTTCTCCATCATAAACTATTGTGTGTTTATACATTTTCTTATCCTCACTATTATCTATATTTTTATTTAAAATACCTTCTGCTATTAATTTAGCGACTATGTCTTTATGTCTAATATAATAGTCTGTATCTGCTTTACTATCTACGAAGCACACTTCTATTAATATCGCTGGAGCTTTTGTATGACTAAGCCAGTAAAGCCCTCTGACATCTGATTTTGCACCTCTATTTTTAAATACTGTTGCTAGTTTCTTGTTGACCCTTTCAGCGTATACTTTACCATTATTAGTTTTATAAATTGTCTCTGTACCCATTTTGTTTAATGTCGTATGGTCAGCATTAAAATGTATTTGTACAGCTACATCTACATTTTGCCTATTTGCAATTTTACATTGTTCTGCTAAGTAGTTATTAGACTTATCTACCTTACCACTATATACAGTAGCACCACCTTTTTTAAGCCACTTGACAACTAAATCCATTAATATCCTGTTTTCTGTTCCTTCATTTATATACCCTGTTGCTCCTGTTCCTTTTCCTGTTAGCGTATGCCCTGCTGTTACTACAACTTTCATACTTAAACTCCTTCCTTTTGCAACATATCTTTTATATCTATTACATCTTCTTTGATTTCTTCTACGTCTGTTTTCATTGCTCCCATTTCAACAAGTATATTCTTATTTATCTCTTGTTGCTGTGTAGATAGTTCTATGAAATTTTCTACTGTCTTTTTATACATATCTCTATCTTCTTTTTTCTCCTGCATGGTGTTTTTAAATAGCAAAGCACATAATATCCCTACAGCTCCCAATCCGCTTAATTGTGTTATTAATTCTTCCATAAAATTTCCTCCTAATTTTGACTATTTATTTTTTATATAAAAAAAGATTAGACTATTAATCTAATCTTATAATGCTGTATATTTATCAAAAGTTATATATCCAACCGAAGAACCCGAACCTACTACTCTAACACCTCTGAATGATACTCCGCTTGTTATTGTCACATTCCCTTTATGTTTTGCTATATCTGGAACTACTACAAGAGAATCTTTACAACCATAATAAGCTGTAAAACTTGTGTCTCCATCGTCATAACAACTCGTAGGAATATAAATAGTGTTTGTGTTAAGTCCGTAGTTAACAGTTCCACTACCATTTCCTACATCTACAGTTGTTTTACTGAACAAAGATGAATTATTTAATGCAGAAACAACTGACGCTCTGGTATAAGCTTGCATTTTTTCAGCTATATCAATGGATACTGATTCTACTTTGCACATTTCCCTTAAGGCTCTTCCAGTAGTTGCAACCCTTCTCATTGCGACTGAACTATTTATAACTTTGTTTATTGCTGATGGAGTGTTAACAATATGACTCATAGCTATAGAACTGTTAGCAATATAATGCATGGCTGTAGAACTATTTACAATATGACTCATAGCTGTAGAATTATTTTTAATAAGAGTCATAGCATTATCGTTGTTTGCAAGAAGATTCATAGCTATATCACTACTTGCAAAAATATTCATAACACTAGAAACGCTTATAAGTGGCGCTATAGCTAAAGGATTGCTTGTAATAGCACTCATACAATTGGAATTTCTTGCAATACTACTTATAGCTGTCGAGCTATTTATTAACGCTTCTGCTGTTTTTATCTTTGAATTAATTTCTTCCTCAAAATCATTATTATTTAATTTCATATTATCAAGTATTTCTTTTGATTCTTTCATAATCAGAAAAGTATCATCTTTATAATTAAGAGATGTAAATTGATTTTCTATCGAAATTAAATTTGATTTAATGTTGTTTTTATGATTTACAATGCTTGTAGCAACGCCTTTCGTTACTATTATTTTAGGTATAATTTCTTTTGCTATTTCATTATTTTTAAGAATTTCATCCATCGAATTTTGTTTGCTTGTTAGTATTTTTGTAGCTTCTAAATCGTTAAATATTTCTAGCATAGAATTTGTATTTGTAGCAATTATTTTCATTACTTCCACACTGCTGATTATAGCATCTCTAATAACTTCATTTTTAATTATCGCTCTTATAACTGCTGGTTCTGTTGTAACTTTTAAAATGTATTGTCCTAGCAAATCCATCGCATTTGGACTTGCTACAACTGCATCCATACTTGATTTACACATAGTTAAAGCTACTATCGCATTACTATTATTAAGTATCGCATTAGTAGCTTCTGTATTTGCTAATATTTCATCTATAGTTGTAAGACTTTCTAAATCAGTACTATTTAAACTAAAAGTAGAATTAAACCATGCTCCTATAGTTGACTTTTCTTGTTCCCTTGTAACATATCTATCATACCCTGCTTTAAATTTTTCCTCTAATGAATTATAATGCTCTACAGTCATTCCTTTTACTACATTATCAGCATTACCCAAACTAAATACATCTGTTCTATAAAAAGCATTTAATTGTTCCCCTAGCTTAGTACTTTTATTAAATAAATTATCAATATCAGTTTCTGAAAAAGCTGTGTAAACTGTTTCTCTTATTCCTCTATCAGAAAATAAATATAAACTATTTAAATATAATTCTTCCCATATCCTATCATTTCCAATAAACAGCACATAACTATCTAATCCATTTAGTTTTATGTCTTGCAAATAACTTAAAAAATTAAGTGGCTCACCTTGCAAGTCGCTATTCACTTTGTATATCTCCGCCCAACTCATTAACTCACCTCTTCTTTTATTTCTTCTATTTGATTACCTTTAAAAGTCGTTTTTACTTTACTTACTAATACATTATCTATATATTTTTCGTCTACTATAGTCCCATCTGTATTAAATTTAGTTATAGTTTTACTGACCGAGTCTAAAATATCTGTTATAGAGCCGTCTGAATTAAAAGTCGTGCTTTTTTTAATGTAATCTAACTCTTTCGGTTTTTCTAATAACTCATTCCATGTAACTTTTCCTTTTGACGCTTTTCCCGTGTCTTCTCCATTTATAAACCAATTACCGTTTTCGCCGATTGCTGGAGTATAACCTTGTTCCCCTCTAAGCTCTGTATATATATATTCCGTTTGTCCTTCTTCTCTAATACCTAGCTGACTTCCATTCCAATTAAATTCTAATTTATTTCCTGTCGCTCCTTTTAGATTTGTATAGCTATATTCCTCTTGACCTTCTATTCTAACGCCTAGCTCCGTACCATCCCAACTAAATTCAATACTATCGCCTTTTTGACCTTTCAAATCTGTATAAGTATAATTCTCCTGCCCTTCTATCTTTATACCTAATCGTGTGCCGTCCCAATTAAATTCTATATTATCTCCTTTGAGGTCTATATACTTATAATCTAATTCGTATTGTTGTCTAACGCCTAACTGTGTTCCAACCCAATTAAATTCTAAGTTCTTGCCATCCACACCCGCCAGAGAACCTAAATCCTTCCATTCAGTTTGATATATATAAATATTTCTTCCTACAATCCAACAATCGCCAATGGCAGGGTCTAGTGGTAACTTATCTACAGAATCCAATTTCCCTAGAATCCTCAAAGATGCCCCTCTAGCTGGTTTTTGGGTATCTATATTATTAATCCACCAATTTCCATTCTCTCCTATTGTTGGAGTATAACCCTGCTCCCCTTTCAATTCTGTATAACTGTAATTTTCTTGACCTTCTATCTTTATACCTAATCGTGTGCCATCCCAATTAAATTCAATACTATCACCTTTATCGCCTTTTTGACCTTTTAAATCTGTATAGGTATAATTCTCCTGCCCTTCTATCTTTATACCTAATCGTGTGCCGTCCCAATTAAATTCTAAGCCATCTCCATTTTCACCCTTTATTTTTATGTCAGGAATTTTGACCCAATTAGTGTTGTCCCAAACATATAAATCAATTTGGTTTTCTATTGTTGCGCTTTTTACAAAGTAAGCATCACTTAAAGTTGGATTGACTGGAAGTGCTGATATATTATCTAAACTTCCTTTTATTTCTATTCCTACCCCTTTTAACTCTTCTTTTGCGGGGATTGCATTAATAGCGTCTGTAACTTCTGTCTGCATAGTTTCTTTAGCTGTAGTTACTTCGCTAATCATAGTATTTTTAGCTGTTGTAACTTCCGCTTTAACTGTGTTAACTTCGTCTATTAATGTTGTTTTAGTCGTATTAACATCACTAATCATGTTGTTTTTAGCGTCTGTAACTTCTGCAACTTTAGAGTCGAAAGTTTCTTTAATGTTATTAAATTCCTCGACCCTTTTACCTTCTGCGATTTTTAATTCTTCTTTAACTGTAGTTACTTCACTTATCAT